GAACGCTCTAACAGAACAATGGATTTGGCGGGCGCCTCCGACGTTTACGAGTCGGCATGGCGCCTTCACCTTTCCCGCATGCTAAAGGATGAGCCGGACACTGATAAATGGATGACCGGTAATCCTCGCACCAAGGGTAGTGTGGACCTTAGCCGTAGATTCGGCCGAGGGGTCGAGCAACTAGAGCGATACATTGCTAACGCTCTAAACGAGGGGTGGACCATTTGGGAAACCCCCGACTATGAGCCCGCAATCGAGTTGCCCTTTAAAATCTTCCTCGGTACTATTGAGGTAGTCGGGTACATTGACCAAATCAGAGAGTATCCGGATGGAAGCCTTAGAATCGTCGACCTAAAGTCAGGGACTAAGATTCCCTCTTGGGACTTTCAGCTAGGCGTATATCGCCTAGCAATCATAGAGTCTTATGGGGTAGAGATTAACGACGGGTCATTTCTTATGCTTAAGGACGATAAAGAGGTTGGCCCAACCGATCTCACCCGTTACACTCCGGAACGGCTAAAGGCATGGTTTGATGGCCTAAACCGTGGCATAGAATCCGAATCATTCATCCCTAATGTCGGGGATCATTGCCGGATATGTAGTGTATGGAAGTACTGTTCAGCCAAAGAAAGGAACTAAATTGGATAACGAAAACGGGCGTCCCGAGGTAGCCTTTAATAGCGGTATCACGGTTACGGTTAAGGCTGGCCCCGGTTACGATGCTCCGTGGATCGTCATTCACGCCACGGACGCGGACCATGCGGATGCGATGATCCAGGAGGCGCAGCGGGTACGCCTTACCGAAAGTGTCGGTAACCTCCATAACGAGTTTGCGGCTATCGAGTTGCTTAAGCGTGAGCTTGGGGCTACGGAGGTTAAGGGCAACGGCCGTTCTTACGGGTCGTCCGGGGGCTCTGGAGGCGGTAACCGGTCCTACGGTGGCGGAGGCGGTAACGGAGGCGGTGGCGGCGGTGCAGCGGCCCCTAGCGGCCCTCCCCCTAACCATGATCTTGCGACCGAATGCCGTCACGGTGAAAAGAACTATGTGAGCGGCATTTCCCAGAAGACTAACAAGCCGTGGTTTGGCTTCGACTGTCCCCAGAATTATAAGCAGGGTGAATGTGCTAGGTTCGCTAAGGCCGGGTAACCGGTCTTTTTTTTACCCAAGAATGCACACCCCCTAGGTGTGTGCACGGAAGAAGGCTGATTGCTTACCCTCGTACGAGCCCGCCAATTGGCAGGCAAAGCGGGCGAGCCTCTACCAACGGCATTCCCCGCCCTTGAAAAGGCGGGGGTGCATATCCGGCGCGGACAGCTAACACTAATCGCGGCAGGATCCGGCACCGGTAAATCAGCGTTTACGCTAACCGTGGCCTCCAGGGCAGAGGTACCCACCCTATATTTTTCCGCAGACTCCGACGCCTTTACCCAATACACGCGATTGGGTGCCATGCTTACAGAAACCCCCGTATGGGCGGTTGAGAAAGATATGGACCAGGGTAAATCGGTTCACTACGATACACAAATAAATAACCTTGATTACCTACGCTGGGAATTTGATGCAGCACCAACGCTTGACACGTTGGATATGGATATCAGGGCCTTCGGATATACGTATGGATGCTGGCCACAGATGGTAATCGTGGACAATATCAAAAATGTCTGGACGGAATCCGAAAACGAAAACAACCGCTACAGTGAGATTATCGATTACCTGCACGAACTAGCCCGTAAAACGGGCGCGGCGGTAGTCGCCCTCCACCACCTTACCGGCGAATACGACGACGGTATAAAGCCTGCCCCAATGTCTTCCCTACTGGGCAAGGTATCCAAGATTCCGGCAATGATCCTAACCCTCCATAAAGAGGGGAGTTCGGATTTCGAGAATCTGAAACTTAACGTGTCAGTGGTAAAGAATCGCGGCGGAAAAGCCGACCCTTCTGGGCAATGGTTCATTACCCTTCCCGCAAATCTCGAATACATGCAGATCGGATAAAGGAGAAAACATGACTGAGAACACGCAGGTTATCGACCCGGTTAAGAACATCATGGTTAAGGGTGTCGAGACTCCCCGGATTATCGACAACGGCGACGGTACGTTTACGTGGAACCTCAAGCGGGAGACGGCCGACACGCTTACGCGGCTCCTTCTGGCCTCCCTCCTTGAGGGGCTTGCGTCCCAGCGTGGCGGGCGGGGGAAGCCCGGTAGCGGTCTCTCTGACCTCCTCGGCGGGGGGAAGTTCTGACGGCCCCTCGTAGGGGCTACAGGGAGTGCGTCAAGTGCCACAGGAACCGCGCTGAACGGTTCTACACGAGCACTAAGGGAAAGGTGTGCGCTGCCTGCCGAAAGGGCAGGCAGCGTGCCTCCAGCCGCGATGCACGCCTAAGGGCGACGTACGGACTAACGAGCGAGGATTACCGAACGCTCTTTGAACATCAGGGCGGGGTGTGCGCGATATGCCTAGAGCCGCGCAAAACAAACCTAGCCGTTGACCACTGCCATAAGACAGAGGCTATTAGAGGCCTTTTGTGTGCCCGCTGTAACGGGCAATTGCTGGCCCGTGGGGCGAGAGATAGGCCGGAAGTGCTTAGGCGTGCTGCGGACTATCTAGAGAATTATCCGGCCGATAAGGCGCTAGGGCGCCGGTACACATTCGATAAACAGGAGGATAGCGAGAATGGCTAAGGGAATCACGTACGGCATTTCACTTAAGGGAAAGCTTAACGAGGAAACGGGAGCGAACGTTATCTCCCTGGACGCCCTTAAGGCTTTCATCTATGAGGTACAGGACTCTATCGGTACCGACGACGACCCGTTTATCCGACTTGACTGGGACTCCCTCACCTACTCGTACGAGGAGAACTAAGCATGCCCCGACACAATGGCAACACGACTAAGGCCAGTAAGCGGCAGGCGCGTATCGACCGTGCCCGATTCGGCACGACTAACGATCCCGAGGAGTGGGAGCGTTACACGCGTCAGATGATGCGTGATTATCCCGAGGACTACTCCCCCTCCTGGACCAGCGAGACGGCCCAAGAGGGGCGTTACATGGGGGACTAATGGATCCGGTAGATAAGCCGTCCATTAAGGAATTGCTAGAGCATTACGACGCGGAGCACGTTAACGACCGGGGCTCTTGGGCCCCGGTTAAGTGCCCCTTCCATGAGGACCGTAGCGCTAGCGCGTCCGTCAATACAGGGTTGAACACCTTCAAATGTCATACGTGCGATTTCGGGGGCGACAGTTTCGCCCTGGTCATGTGGAGAGAGGGGATAACCGATTTCGGTAGTGCCATCGAGTTCTGTGAAGGAATTCTTGGAGGAAGCTACGGCGGGATACAACAAGGCGGTAAAGGGAAACGTCGCCGCCGAAGCGTTCTTGAAGAAGAGGTTCGGGCCCCTGTGGCAGGACAGCGCTCGATTCTTTCGTCTCGGCGTAGTCGTCGACCCGTTGCCGGGTCATGAACAATATCGAGGAATGCTAGCCATTCCCTATGAGGCCCCTTATGGGGTTGTGGGAATGAAATTCCGTTGCCTCCAGGACCACGACTGTAAGACGGTCCATAAGACCCGGTATCTTAACCCTGCCGGTAATGAGCTAAGGCTCTTCAATACGGCGGACCTATTCCGTAACGAAGAATATCTAGCAATATCCGAGGGTGAAATAGATGCGGTTACCTCGCATCTCGCAGGTATTCCTACGGTAGGCGCCCCTGGGGCGACTAGTTGGAAGCCCGAATTTACCCGCATGATCAGAGGCTATAAGGCGGTTTACGTGTACGCGGATAACGATGATGGCGGAACGGGTTTGGAAAAGTTTGCGGAGCCTCTCGCGGCTCTAATCACTAACGCTCGCGTAATTCTCCTTCCTGAGGGACACGATGTTAACTCGTTTGTTCAGGAAAACGGCTACGACGCACTTAAGGAGCTAATAGGTGTCTAAGTTTCAGATTTTCGACAACGTAACTTACGTCCCCTCCGGGGATGCTGGGGTCATTTCCGATATCCGCGATTGCGGCGCGCTATCCCGAGAATATTTCGTCACCTTCCCCGATCAGCCGGGACTCTCCGGCCGTTGGACGACATACGTCTACCTTGCACCCCGTGCACAGACCCGTAGGCAGGCAGCACGGACCGCAGGGGAAGCCCTGGTGAAGGGTGAGCGGCAGAACGCTTACGGGGACCCTGACGTGTCCTTTAACCGCATCGCAAAGCTTTGGTCGGCCCACCTCGGGACGGAGGTCACTAAGCGGGATGTTGCCCTAATGATGATCCTAATGAAAGTGTCTCGCGAAAAGAGCAACCATAAGGCGGATAACCTAGACGATATCGAAGGTTACGTTTACTGCGCTAGAACCCTTAAGGAGGACTAATGCACTTCCCTAAGCAAGAATTCGCTTGCGAGGAAAGCAACGGCAGTGATTACCTTACGGTGGCCGAAAGCAATTACGACATGGACGCCGTTTACGTCACGGCCTCCGAGCACAACGGCGCAGGGGTCATGACTCACCACATCGGGTTTTTCCTCACCCCACGGGATGCTGTCGCCCTGGGGGCGCGGCTCCTCCGTGAGGGACTTGTCAAGGCAAGGAGCACCGCTAATGATGCGTGAATGCCAGGAAACGCTTACGGTCGGACGTTACCAATTGTGCTTTATCCGCTCTGGCGATAGCCAGTCGGTATCCATTCTCGATGAGCACGGCGACGAAATCGCCTATGACGAAATCACCTACTATGAGGCCGCCGGTTTGGTCGACTTTTTCGAAGGAGCGTAATTGAAGCACGATGCTAGTAGCCCATATACCGTAGTCCTTATCCCTGACACTCACGTTCCGGAGCATCATACGGGCGCGGTTGCCAATATTGGCGCCCTCCTGGAGGAGGTCAAGCCTAAGGGTGTTGTCCATACCGGTGACTTCCTGAATCTCGACGCTCCCTCCCGCTGGTCTAAGGGAACCATTAACGAGTTTGCGGGGGGTGTGCACGAGGAACGCGAAAAGGGTAAGCGCGTCCTAGAGTTTTGGCGCAGTAAGCATGACGGTTACTTTGGCCTCCATTTGGGTAACCACGATATCCGCATTAGCGCATATCTTCAGAAGTATGCGCCCGCTGTAGCGGGCATGCCGGAATGGCAGTATGACCGCCTGCTGTCTCTGGACGATTACGGCATTGAGGTACGGGACAGTATCCATAAGGTTGCCCCCGGGTGGGTCACCACCCATGGCGATAACCGGGAAATTAAGATGACGCAAACGGCCGGAGGCACGGCCTATAACGCGGCCGTCAAGTATGACACGAACGTTGTTTGTGGTCATACGCACCGTGCCGGTATCTCTCAGACGTCCCACGGTTACGGGGGACGTATGCGCTCTAAGATCGGTATGGAGATTGGCCACATTAGTGACCTGTCTAAGGTGTCGTACCTGGGTACCGGTTACGCAAATTGGCAAATGGCGTTTGGCATGCTGCACGTTTCCGGTAATCGTGTGCAGCCTCAAGTAATCCTCATGGCTAATAACGGATCGTTCATCTATGACGGGATGCGGTTTGAAAATGGCAAGATTAGGAAGGCCGTTTAATGAGTTACAACCCGGAAGACTTTGTTAGCCTTGCTCGGTCGGTTGCGCGCAGCTTTGCGCGTGACTGGCCCGGCATTGATGCCGACGATTTGCACTGCGAATTGAACCTTAAGCTAGTCGAAAAGCGGCACTTTTTCGCTAAGACGACCGGTAACCTTAACGGCGCGGTTGGCGCCTATCTCCGAAAGTATGCAACCGAGTATTGCGCTAAGGAGCGTTACCGTGCCGTTTACGGCACCCCCCATTACATGTACGGGACTGATGAGGTAGCCGTACTCCTGGAGGTCTACTACCTCCCCCGGGACGCGTGGGCGGAGGCTAGCCCTACCGCCACGTACGGGCGGGAAAAGACCCGTGACGGGCGGTCCATGGTGACGGCCCTCATAGACGTTGACAAGGCCTATCAGGGGCTCACGGGGGCGCAAGCGAGCACACTCCGCGATGACTGGGAGTACGGCCCCGGGGAGGCCGCTACCCGTGCCGGTAAGTCCCTTGCGACATGGTCTAGGGCGCACTCTCGCGCGGTAATGCGCTTGCGTGACCTCATGAACAATGAACGGCTTATCGCTATCGACGAACATGACGGCCCCGGGGCCCGTAAGCGTATGAGTAACAGTTCGGCCCAAGCAATTACTAACCGATAGGGGATAAAACCTTGAGCAAGGAAACCGCTAACACTGACAGTCTCTCCGATTGGCTTTACAATCCAAACCTTGTGGGCCCCTCCATTGGGGCAAAGAAGGAAGTGAAGCCGGGCAAGGTCGCTAACGCTATCGCGTACACGATCGTCTTTATCCTCATGACGGCCCTAGCGTTTGTGTGGCTGGGATTCCTCGCGGTTCTCATCATGATGGTATTCAGCCTTTCCTTCCTTAAGGCTTTCGCCGCCGGAGTGCTTTTCAATATGGTTCTTGTCGCCATTGCAAGCAATAAGAAGACTAAGTAAGGAGCATCACAATAACTACTGAGATTAACTGGGGACCTACCGGCCAGACCGTTTACGAAAGGACTTATTCGCGCCCTAAGGCGGACGGCACTAAGGAAACGTGGCCCGAAACGGTTACCCGCGTCGTTGACGGTAACCTGGGACTTGTCCCCCCGGACGCTATCGAGCCGGGGGAACGTGAGGACCTTATTTCCTTTATGCGGGATTTCAAGATCCTGCCCGCCGGACGGCACCTTTGGGCCTCCGGAGTCAAGGGTCGGCAGTACCTTTTCAACTGCCACATCGCCCCCTGGGACGTTAAGCGTCCCGAACGGCATTTCTCCTTTGTGTTCCTCCGCCTCATGGAAGGTGGAGGCGTAGGGGCCAACTATTCAGATGACCGCCTTAGCGGCTATCCGGAAGTGGCTAACGTCCTAGACGTGCACATTGTGTGCGACCCTGAACACCAGGACTATGCGGCCCTTAAGGAGGCCGGTCTACTGTCCACCACTTACACCCCCGATTGGGTCGGGGCCTATGAGGTGGAGGACTCCCGCGAGGGATGGTGTACGTCCCTGGAGCACCTGATTACGGACGCTCACGATTGGAACCTCGTGCATCGGGCGCGAGTCTTTGACGTGTCCCGCGTGCGGCCCTCTGGGGCGCGTCTCAAGGCCTTTGGCGGTAGGGCCTCCGGCCCGCTTCCATTGGCGCAGATGCTTAAGAGCGTTGCCGAAATCCTCAACAATCGAGGAAAGTATCACGGAACCCTTACCGGCATGGATGCTATGGCGATTGACCATGCCATTGCGGAATGTGTCGTTAGTGGTGGCGTAAGGCGTTCGGCCCGTATGGCTATGAAACATTGGAAGGATGCGGAGGTTATCGACTTTATCCGCTGTAAGGTGGATAGCGGTAGTCATTGGACGACGAACATTAGCGTCATTGTGGACCAGGAATTTATGGATGCGGTGGGCGACGAAAAGCACCCGCTAAACGTTCACGCTTCTATGGTTATGGACGAAACCGTAAACGGCATGCTCGTTAACGGTGAGCCCGGTTTCTTCAATCAGACGCTAGCCCAGGTGGGCGAGGTTGACCCGATAGAGGCCACTAACCCGTGCGGCGAGATTCCAGGGCCACAGATGATGGCTTGTTGTCTTGGGCACGTGAATATGCAGGCTTTCGTAAAGCCTAACGGCAGGGTCGACTATGAGAACCTGATAAAGGCTCACCGGCTCGTAACCAGGTTCCTTATCCGTGCCACGTTCGGAGACTTTACGGATGAGGAGCAGCTAGCCGTAATGCGGCGGGAACGGCGTATTGGAGTCGGTCACTTTGGCGTACAGGGTCACCTGAACCTTAGAGGGATCCGGTACACAGTCGCCCCCCGCGATCGGCGTTTCCGTTATGACCTTGAGGAGCTTTACGACGTTGTCCGGGATGAGGCGCGGGAATACGCTTTTAAGCTGCGTATCCCGGAGCCTATTAAGGTAACGACCGTTGCCCCCACGGGCAGTATTGCAAAGCTCCCCGGGGTTCCGGAAGGTGATCAGGCCATTTACGGCCGATACTTTCTCCGACGGATCCGTTTTAGCGCGGTGGACCCTGAACAGATGGCACAAGTCAAGGCATACGAGGATGAGGGATACCTAGTGGAGGACTGCATTTACGCTGCCAACACTAAGGTAGTCACTATTCCGACTAAGGATACCCTGATTGCGGAAATGGAGGCTCGGGGCCTTGACCCCGATATTGTCGAGTCGCAGGATCAAATCAGTCTGGAAGACTCCATAAAGTTTCAGGCTATGTACCAGACTTATTACGCGGATAACGCGATTTCCCACACGGTAAACATCCCGGAGGGGAGTGTTACCGCAGACGAGCTTAAGGCAGTGCTGATTAAGTATCTGCCCAAGCTTAAGGGGACAACCATTATGGTTGATTCCTCCCGCCCACAGTCTCCCTATGAGCGCATTACGCGTGAGGAGTATGAGGCTGCAAAGGCTAAGAGCGTTTCTGACGCTATTGATTTGGAGTGTGCAACGGGAGCATGTCCCATCCGATAAAGGGTCGGCGGGTTAAGTATCTGTCTCACTACGGGGTTCGTTTCTGTTGCGTTTGCGGATGGACGGAAATGGACCTCGTTTTGAGCGGAGATTGTTTCTCCGCCGAATGGTACGACGAATGTCCTAATGGCTGTTTTGATAAGGAGCAATACGACCTTGCGTGTAACGCTAATCGCAAAGACTGAAACCAATTACGATGCAATGATAGACGCACTTGACGGGGATTACGACCCCGAGGGGTACGTGCGGGAAAACGGCGTTGGCGCCGACGACGTGACCCATGATTGTGATTCGGTCCCCGTATTCGGGGGCCGTGCCTGTTACCAGTCCTGGAATAAGCCTAACCCAGCTACGGCAACCGAAATGGGCTACCTAAAGAACATCCTTGACCAGGGTCATTACAGTGTTCTGGAGCATTCCTCGGCAACGTTCTATGTGACAGGGGTTAGCCGGAACATGACGCACGAGCTAATCCGGCACCGGCACTTGTCCTATTCGGAAATGTCACAGCGTTACGTTGACATGACTAACGCTCGCATGGTGGTCCCTCCCGCCCTTCAGGAGGAGCACGGGGGAGCAGCGACGGCCCCCCTACCGTGGGCGCCTCTAAGGGACTATGAGGCGACGGTAAACCGGCTCAAGGCTTCCGGCCTTAAGCGCAAGGAAGCGCGGGAGGCCGCTAGGGCGGTCCTCCCCGGAGGGACGGAAACCCGCATTGTCGTTACCGGCAACATGCGTGCATGGCGAGACTTCCTGAATAAGCGTTGGCATGTGGCCGCCGACGCGGAGATTAGGGAGTTCGCCGGAAACATCCTTGCGCAGCTAAAGGATATCGCCCCTGGGTGTTTCCAGGATTTCGATACAAACAATCCTATTGGAGGTTAGCTAAATGGCTATCGTGGAAAAGGTTTCCACCTATTACGAGTGCACGATTTGCGGCATGCAATATTCGTGGCCCATTGAGGACTGCATGAATTCCACCGACGCGCAGCATCAGGCGGCAGGTGGAGGCGGCGGGGGTGGCGTTGAGGGCGAGGGATAGCCATTAGCCGCACAAGTTGGGACGCATACTTTATTGGCGTAGCAAGGGCGGTAGCGGCTAGGGCAGACTGCACTAGATCGCAGGTTGGCGCGGTCCTGGTCAAGGACAATCGCATCATGGCTACTGGCTACAACGGGGCCCCCTCGGGGGCCCCTGGGTGCCTTACTGCGGGCGCATGCCCCAGAGGGCGACTGGACTACTCGGAGCGGCCTCCAGGAGGCTCCTACGGGGACTGTATAGCTGTCCATGCGGAGCGAAACGCATTGGAGGAGGCAGGCAGGCGAGGAACCATAAAGGCAACCCTGTACATCACCAGGGCCCCGTGTGACGAATGCGAGACAGCGATTTGGAAGTCTGGCGTTACCCGTATTGTGTGGGATAGCCCAGAAGGGCTCATGTCCCTAACGTAAAGAAACCCCCCGGCTCTATGCCGGGGGGTTTTAGTCATGCGACCACTTTAGGGGTGCCGTTTCCGTCGACGTATAGTGTTCCCAAGTCTCCGAACGTGGCGGAGGCAATAACCTTTTCAGGATCGTACGGCTTAGGCGCGTCTGGGTGATCAGGAACGGTGGATTGAATGAATGAGGCTAGGCAGATTCTAGCAACTTTTTCGGTTAGGCCGTTAGCGCCCTTAACGTTCATTCGTCCGGCGCCTAGATCAATCCACCCCCCTTTGGGGTGGGGGAAGTATAAGGTCACGAGGACATCCATTGGTTTTCCTTCCGCTGGAAAGCCTATTTAACAGGACGGCTCGTTATGCCGCAAGTGTCTTACGCTCGATGGAACGATCTACCTGGTAAATCTTGTAAGCACCGTAACCCACATGTTCGTGGTAAAATCCAAACCGATCACCGAAACCGTGACCAGTGAAAAACTTAGCCCAGTAGTGGACGCGTTCCCAGGCTTTAGCCTCGCCCATAACGGTCTCCACGTACTCATTACGGCTAGCCTTCGCCCGCTTAGACGTGCGGGCAATGCAAGAGTCACCCATAAGATCACTTCCTAAGTGCATGGCTGGGTTTAGGGCCCCCTAATTGGCCCCGCCCCTTCCAACAGCCTCATTGAAGCACACGCCTTGGGGGTGTGCAAGTATCGGCCTAGGCCTCACCCTGGGGGGTCTCAACTCCCCATACGCGGAAGCGACTTGACGCAGCGTAGGTATGTAAGTAAGTATCTATCCCAGCACGGCACTTAGTTACATACATACTTACTCACTCGGGGAGTGATCACGTTGGCAGTCGTCACGGAGCGACCGCAGCCGAAGGACACCGTTTACAGCGGCCTCTTGGGCCGTACCGTCCGCACGCTGGCCCCAGGGACCGAGGGGGACCCCGTGGGGATCCTGGGGAGCCTCCTGGTTGGTTTCTCGGCCCTGGTCGGCCCGCAGGCGCGAGTCAAGATTTCTGCCCTGGATAACCACCCTGCCCTAGTTTGGGCCCTTTTGTTGGGGCGCACCTCGGACGGCCGGAAAGGCTCGGCCACCAGTGCCGCTAAAGCGCTACTGCGGTTGGCGGATGACGACTTTTTCAAGACAAACACCGTTAGCGGTATTTCGTCGGGTGAGGGACTTATTAAGGAAGTGGAGGATCCTACTCCGGAGGCCCTGGAAGACATCCAAAGCATTCTGGCCCTTACGGGTAAGCCTATGGAAATTGACCCGGATATGATCGGGGACCAAAGGCGTTTCGTAATCGAATCGGAGTACGCTAACCTCATGACACGTTCCGCTAGGAGCGGCTCCCTTTCCGGTGTCCTCCGTCAAGCGTGGGACGGAGACGACCTTAAGACACGAACCAAAAAAGGCAGCATGACCGCTACCCGTCCACACATCGCCGTTTTGGGACACATTAGCCCCGGAGAGTTTCGGGACATGATGCGCGCTAAGGAGCTTGCGGGAGGTAGCTATAACCGCTATCTCATCCTTCACGTTCACCAGGTACAGAGTTTGCCCGACGGGGGCGATGTGGACATGAAAGAGCTAAAGGCTTGCGCTAAGGAACTGGCCTTTAATGCGGCATGGTTTAATCAGGGGGACGACTTTCTGATTACCCGCACTAAGGATGCGGGAGAGTATTGGGCCGATTACATGTATGAGGCTATTGCAAGGGAGAATCCGGAGGATGAGACGCTAGCCCAGTTTACGGCCCGTAGGGCCCCGTACACGCTTAGGCTCGCGGCCCTGTACGCCATTGCGGACGGCCGAAAGCAGATCGGCGTAAGGGACCTTAAGGCGGCAGACGCGCTCTTTCGATACAGCATGGAAAGCGCGGAGTATACGCTAAAGTCTGCCTATAGCCGTTCGGAGGCTCCTCCGGCCACTAACCCTCTCGCACGGGCCCTGCATCAGGCAGGGGATGACGGGCTAAGCATTAGCGAAATTAGGGATATCGTCGGCAAGGGTAGGCCTAGGCCGGAAATCGATGCGATGATGGAAGGGTTGCCCGTCGACTCCAAGCTAAGGCGTAACGACATGGGACGGCCGTCCACGGTGTACTACTGGGTTGGGGAAGAGGGTGCGGACGGGTACGTTTAGCGGTCAGCTATTACGCCGTAATAGGGGCCTCCGAAAGGGGGCCCTTAGCCTATGTCAGGATTTATAGGCATAAGCTAACCCTAAACGGACATAAAGAAAGGGCCCCCTTTCGGAGGCCCTTTCGGTTTGATCAGTCGCAGTAGTGGCAACCGGGGCAACCGCCGTTGTTGGCGCGGTGTGCGTGCCGAATGGCGCCGATGTCCCAACCGCCCTGGATCATGATTCCGGCGATTCGACGGTACTCGTCGTTAGCCGCATCAATGATCGCGAGTTCAGTCTCAGTGATCATGTCGTCCCCTTTTGAGTTATCCGCTGGGTTGTCGGTTAGGCCCTAACCTCCCGACAGACAGAACTTTAGCCCCTTAGCGCTTTAGGCGCAACCCCCTAATCGGGGTTGCACACCCCCTGGGTGTGTGCTTTAATAGAGGCATCGCGAGGGACCGATTAGGGCCGGTCCCTCCACAACCCCTAAGGGGTCACAATGTACGCGATTGCTTTCATCGAGATTACCTCCACTGCCACGGAGTACGGCATGTCGGGTGAGGGAGCGTTCACCGTATACAGCAAGGATGGTTCTTTTTCCCGTGGCTTTAGCGATGTGTACGAGGGGATGGACACTGCTTGGGACATGTACGTTTCTGACTGCTTTCACGCCATCACTGTTGAGCACGTCGTGTACTACTACACGAGCGAGGAGGAGGCGCGTCGGATCCCGCTTTACGCGGCTCCTCAGACGCGGGAAGTGATTGACGGGTGGCGAGAGATGGCTTACGCCTGCTAACCCCCTTAAGGGCCCCTCCGGGGGCCCTTTCTCGTTTCCGGATTAGGCTTGCACACCCCTCGCGGGCGTGCTTTAATAGAGGCAACGACGGCAAAGGGGAAAAGCGTGGTTACGAGCAGCTCAAAGGATGTTGTCCGGATGGAGCTTGGCAACGGCGTACGGCTCGTTAGCACGGACCAGCCGGGGAGGTTTGCGGTAATCGTAACGGGCCCTAACGTTAAGCGCGTGACGCGCGTTATGGGTCGACGTAACGCGATTAGGGTAGGCCAGCACATGGCGCACCGGTAAGGTGGTTACGGGGGCCCCTTAGGGGGCCCCTTTTGCTTTGCCTCCTAATGTCCGGTTAGGGGGATTTATGCGCATATAGTACGACATCGCCTAAACTAGGATTGGGGTTGCACACCCCTATTGGGTGTGCTTTAATTGACCCATCGGGCGGGATTAGGGCCCCGCCTCCAGCGGAAAGGGTTTAGCCATGATGGACACCGTCCTTTGGCACGACGCAGGCACCCCGGTTGCACGGTGCGTGCACTGCCTTGAGAAAGCCCCTGGGGGCCACTACACGTGCACCGTGGAGGTTCCCTGCCAGGACTGCCACGATGCGGCCCTCTACTGGGCCGAGGAGGCCGGTAACCACCTCGTGAACGATTACGGTCCCCAGGAGGACTAGCCTCCCGCGCCACGAGGGCCCCTACGGGGGCCCTCTGGCATGTCTGGGCACGAGGAGACCGGGCCTGTACTGTGAGGGGCGTAGAGAGGCCCTGGAGGGCCGCAGGGAGGCAGGGGACGCATGGACGGGTACAACCCCTTTGAGTACGCAACACCGGGGGACACGTTCAGGACCACCGTTAACGGCATTGACTTTCAGTCGCTAAGGCTGGATGACGGGTCGTACGCCGTTAGCGGCGGCGACTGGACGGCCGTAGGGTGTCCTAACGAATACGCCGTAATGAATGCCATCATGGCCCATTTGGAAGAACTCCAAAACTCTTGAGACTTTAGGCCGGTTAGGGCTTTGCACACACCCTAGGGGTGTGCTTTAATAGTCCTAACGCCGAGCACGGCGGGTAACAACTCAAGAGGGAACCGGCGAATGCCTACTTTCAATGCCCGGAGCGGTCAGAAAATCGAAATGATTTTCATGGGTGATGAGTACGAGGTTATCGTTACCGATGCGGACGGGGAGGTTATCTCCACCACCCGGATCAACCGCCTTAAGGCAGCGGAGGTGATGATCCAGGTCACCGACAGCGAGTAGGCCGGTAAGGACGGGGGCCCCTACGGGGGCCCCCTTTCCTTTGGGTCAGAATAGACAAAAGCCACAAAAGGGACAAAAGCCACAAATCGGACTAGTCCCTAATGTCCGATTAGGGGGTTTTATCATCATATGGTGGACGACGGGGGATTTATCATCTCATGGCGCCCATTGGGTGAAATATTAGACATGCCTAATCACTTAAAGTTACCGGGATTAGGGGTTGCACACGCCCCTAGGGTGTGCCATAATTAAGACATCGAGAGGGGGACGGGCCCCCGGGGAAAGGAACCGAAAATGGCTACGCTCAAGACCCGCAAAGAGGCGAACGGCACCTACTCCTGGAAGGTCATCACGGCGGACGGCTACGGCGCTAAGGGCCCCTGGAGCCGGACGGAGGCTAAGACCCCCTGGGGGGCCCGCGTACAGGGCGCCCCATACCTCCGGGACGAGGTTGCGGCGGAGGCCTGGATGGCTGCCGAGGAAGCCAAGCCCCGGACCGGGTACGCGTACACCGGAGACTTTGAGCCGGTCAGCCCGGCAGTGATGGAAGCCAGGGCGAAGCTGGAAGCGCGAGGCTTCTAGGAAAGGCCCCCCGGAAGGGGGGCCTTTCTTTTGCCTTTAATCGGACATGTCGCTAATGTCCACTATGGGCGGACTTATGGCAATAAATCATCATAAAATGGCCATACCCGAAATGTCGGAAATGTCCGTTAAGTCCGAAATGTCCACTATGGTATATCTTATGATGATAAATCATGACATAAAGGACCAATCGGTCATGTCGCCCTGCGCGACTTATATCATGATAAAACCCCCTATACCCGAAATGTCCATTTTGTCCCTTTTGTCCATACCTCTAACCGTCCACCCTTAAGGGGTGCGGGATTATTACGCCGTAATAGCTAAGGGCCCTAAGGGGGCTTGCACACCCTGACGGGGTGTGCTTTAATTCTTCCAGAGGGGCCGGTTAGAGGCCTTAGCGGAAAGGGAAGCCTAATGCTGGAAGTCACGCTCGATGGAGAGACTTACAAGTACTTTGAGGGCGAGGATGACATAGAGGCCCAGGAGCGTCGCGCCCTTTACGCCGAAACCCCGGAAGAGGTGCAGTTGGCCGATTGGCGGATCCGCCGCGCGATGTTCCTCCGGGGCCTCATAGGCGACGACGAGTAACCCCCCGCTAACGGGGCCCCCGAAAGGGGGCCCTTAGGGGCTTGCACACCCCTAACGGGTGTGCTTTACTTAGGGCAACGACAAAGGGGAGGGGCTAACCGTGGCAACGGTGCTCAAGTGGACGCGGATCGAATCGGGCCAGTATCACGCTTACGGGGAAACTCACTCTTACTACGTTGAGTGCCACAAGGATAATTGGCGTATCCGCATCTTCAAGAACCTTGAGCCTGTTGCCCTTAACTACTATGGCGACAACAAGCGGGAAAACGTCATGCTGGCAAACGCGTTCGAAAGCCTGGGGGACGGCTACCGCCCGGAGGCCCACGGGCACCGTGAGCGCATTACGGAGGCGGTTGCGATAACCCACAAAGCGATTATGGCGGGTATAGACACAGAGGCCGCTAACCCTGTAATCTCTAACTACACCCCGGCGGAGGGAAGTGAAATGGTCACGGACGACATTGAACGTATTACCGGTGAAAGCGCTGAGACTCGCGCGGTAATGCGGGCCCTGGGAACCGAAACCGACATGCACATTCAGGCAGGGGAACGGCTCCCCATGGGATCCGTAGAGGAGTACGCGACGGCCGCGCGGTTGTGGTTGGGTGACCACACGGAATTGACCGGGGAAGAAATCGGCAACGCGGATTACAGCGTTGCCCTGGAATGGTTCCGGGAAACGGTTGGGTGGGTTGACCCGAACGGCACTAACCCGCTAAAGTCTGAATCACACCCCAGCGGAAAGGGACACAACGTGTCTGAGTCTAAGCTTTTCAGTGCGGCTAACCGGCAAGCCGTGCATCACAAGGATGACGCGGAAAAGTGCAACACCGTTAAGCGCGCTGCGGCGCGAGACTTCAACGGCTTTCCCGTACTGAACTGGGCGGAGGCTGCGGAAATCAAGGCTTGCGCTAACTGTGTTACCGAGGTAGAAGCGGAGTTGATCCTCATGGCGGAGGCCCTGGAGGCCCCTACGGACACCACCCCGGACCCGGAGGCCGAGGAGCCCCAGGAGGACGCTCCGGAGGCCCTGGAGGCCCCGGAGGAGGACCAGGAGGACGACGCGGAGGAAGAGGAAGAGGAAGAGGAAGAGGAAGAGGAAGAGGAAGGTCCCTCCCCGGAAGAGCGCGCTAAGGCTGAATTCAGCCTGAACGGTGACCCCTGGGTAGCGTTCGAGAACTGGACGAAAATCGCCGTCGCTAACCGCCCTAAGGGCGACGCGGAAGAGTCCAACGCTTACCGCTACTGGATGGACAAGTCCACGCGAATCGGCGAGATTCTCGGAGTCGAGTAAACCCCTAAAGGGGGGGTTGCGCTAACCCTAAGGGTTAGGGCATAATCCTAAGCAGAAGGGAACGGGGGCCGAAAGGCCCCCGCTCCTGACGCCCAGCGGAAACCAAGGAAAAGGAAACCCCGGTCATGGCGCGCAAGATCATTGAACTGGTAGAGGTTATCGACGACGTTACCGGCGACGTTATCGCCGAAGAAGACTCGGACATTGTCCGATTCTCCCTTGACGGTGTGGCGTTTAAGCTGGAAACGTCTAAGGACCAGGCAAACGGTTTCCGGGAAATGTTCGCTAAGTACATTGCTTGCGCGGCCATCGATGAGGACGCGGCCCTTACGCTTGTCCGCAAGCCTGCCGCCCCTATCCGGACGCGGACGGCCGTCGCTCCGCGCGGCCCCCGCCGGAACACCGGCCACAACCTGAACATGGTTCGCCAGTGGGCGATCGGTGAGGGTTACGAGGTGGGGGACCGGGGCCGGATCCCCATGGACATTAAGGAGTCTTACGCGCAAGCGCACAACGTTTCCGTTGATGACCTCATGCCTGTAAAGGGCTAAAGGTAGGCCGGAAACACGAAAAGGGCCCCCGCCATTACGGCGGGGGCCTTAGTCGTTTAGGGGGTTAGATACATACTTACTTACTCACCCGACGGGACATCAGTGTAAAGGGCCTCCGTAACCTTAGTGTCGTGCTCGGTTAGCGGCACGGTCTGAGAGTCCACGTTGAGGCCCAGGAGGGCCGCTACGGCGCCCAGGACAAGCCCCGTGGGGAGGTTGTGTAGGTAGACCGATGCGAGAGGCAGTAGGGCCGCTACAACGGCAAAGATGCGTGCGCGGTTACGGTCGAGAAAGGTCATTAGCGTTTTGCTCCTAACGGTTGCGCGGGAACACTCCCGCGTGTTTTAATCAACGCGTCACCCCGGTTAGGGTGACGAACCCCGGCGGAAAAGGGATAAGGGAAATGGGCGGACACGAACTAATCGTCTCAAAGTGCGCTAACTGTCACAGTGTCGTTACCTTTTTGCTGGAAAATGCCGACCGGGTAATGGGGGTTGCGATTCTTCCGGAAACCGGCTTGCCGGTAGACGTTCAGATTGTGGACGGCGTAATCGCCCCCCGGGAATACACCCCGGAAGAATTCCAACGTGCGAAGCAAAACCGGCAACCGCTTTGCCTTAACTGTGCGGAACTCTCCGCCCGGTCCATGTGGTCCAGGGGGATGGTTCCCCCGCTGGTCGACAGGGAAGCCTACGAGTTTTAGGCCTAACCGCTAAGGGCAACCCCCCGCTAAAGCGGGGGGTTGCTAATCCCCTAAGGGCATGCTTTACTTAGTGCAGCGGAACGGGGATAGGGCCCCGGGCCCAGCGGAAGGGGAATAGGATGTACGCGGTTTGGCTCACGGAAATGGACGAAACCGGTAAAGTCCTGGAGGACCGGAGGCTTCCGGGAACGGAACACCCGGAGGACAGCGCTAAGGCGCAAGCCCTAGTTAACGAGATTTGGAACTGGGGGGTTGACGAAATGGGAATCGCAAGGGAAGAAACCCACATAGTCGGAATCCAGTCCCGGAGGATTCGCGATGGGGCTTACGTCTACGGAACGATCCTGGTTTTCAAGTAAAGGGAAGGGCCCCCGAAAGGGGGCCCTTTTCCTTTTAGCCCTTATAGCCCTTGAAGATTGCAGCCCACTGCCTAGCGCCACAGACCGTGTCCGGTCGACCGTGCGCCTGAAACTCGGGGTGCGCAACCTGGTAGGCCTTAACCGCAGCCTGGGTGCCCGTGCCGTACATCGGCCCCGGACCAGACTTGTAATAGCGCTTATACCCCAGGGCAATTAGCCGCTTGTCTAGGAGCGTCACATATGGGGAAGCTTTACCAGGGTAAAGCTTATCGAACCCCGGGAAAGCGGGAGCCTTTACGGTGACCGGAGGAGCCCTAACGGGATCCGGCGCGTAGGCCGGATAACCGTAACCTAGAACCGTAGCGACCTTACGGGGACGCGTGCGCTCATAGGCGCCATCACCATTAGACTGTGATCCGCCATTGCCGCTAGAGGTATTACCCTCATAGGTGGTAATCGTCGAATCGGTAAACGACTTCACGATACCGACGTGATCGGCCATACCGTCGACGTCCCAATCGTAAAAGACAATGGCGCCAACCTTAGGGGTTAGGCCCCACTGCTTACGGGACTTAAACCAGTTCACGTGCGCGGGAGTGTAAGCAAACTTGCCAACCGCGCTAGCGTTACCAGACTTGTTAGCGCAATAACTAATGTACATGTCGCACCAAGGCTGGAAGTTCAGGCCATACCACTTACCGAATACGGTGTTGTTATTCGCGCCCTCCTTATAGGCCTTGGTAACCCAAGACTTACATTCGGCAAGCATTGCGTTTCTGCCGGACATACCTACTCCTTTCTTTTGAGCATGAGAAAGGCCCCCACCAACCCGGTAGGGGCCTGAAAGCTTTGAAGGGGCCTAGGAGGCCCTGGAATCCTTGTCCGGGGTCGGCGTACCGTCCCGGGTCTCAACGGCCCGCACGGGGCCGCTGGGCCCTCTCAGAGCCTCCATTACTCGCGCATGCTGGGACGTGATCAGAGTTGATAGGTCGTCCAAGGCCCGTTCCCCCGTCACGAGGGACCGGAGCATCCCGTTTTCCGCCTCCAGTCTCTCCACGCGCGCGGTTAGATCCCTAACCGTCGCCTCTAGCCGATCGGCCCTAGTCTTTTCCGCCTCTGCATTCTCCTTCCAGAGTCGCGCCGATTCCGTATCCGTTTCAGACCTAATCCGAACAAACGCGGAGCCAACGCCAATAAGGGCGCCACAAGCGCCCAAAGCGAGACCCACATAATCCATTGCCGATATCCCCTCTAAATCTAGTAAGGCGTCTTAGTGCCGAACGGATGCGGCACGGGGGTGCCGACATTGAACACAGAAATAGTCGTGTTCCATTCACACGTTCCACCATTGACGTTCACGCTGTGTGCAATTCTTTCGACCTGAAGATAAGCCGTTAGCCATGGGGCGTAATCGGGAAGATTCTTTAGCGTCAAAATCCCCAATAGATCCATACGGAGAATCTTTGCCGCCATGGCGTAATTAGGCGTGAGGCTAAAGTTTAGGTCACTTAGCTGGACCTTAGGCCGGTTGTAACCATCATCGCCGTTCAGCAAATCGTTAACCTGTAGCTCAACATTCGACGTATTAGACAGGTTACTTTCGAACGTGTAAGGCCTCTTGCCGTAACGCTTAATCGAGACGGTGTCAATATTGGTATAGATGTTACCGGTATTGACGTGAGTCCCCTCAACATAGTTGTAAATCCGAGTGATATCGGATTCATAAGTCCACCCAGGTTCCGGCCCCTCGCCTAGGGTGAGGTCCACGGTTGCGCTATTGCCAACCTTAGGTGTCGCATTTAGGAGGCCCGCAACGGTCGTCCGGTTGTACCAGGTGATACGGCCGTCCCTATTGGCGTACACAAAGCCTCTCAAGTCCCTTGCGGTGTCCTGGAGGACGCTAAGGGCGGAAGCGTTCGTGAACGATGCAGGGTAAAGGTTGTAGCCCGTAACGGGCCCCGTGTCGCCATCGTAGGATCCGTAACGGGTAGCGTTAACGCCACGGGCGATATACCCGAGGGTAAATCCACCAGTCTTAGAGGGCGACTTTTCCCAGAAACGCGCGTTCCACTTATCGGTAACATTCGTCTGGTTACTCGACGATAGCGAGACGTGAGATAGCTTGCCGACGAATTGCCAACGGGCAAAGTTAAAGGCCGTATCCGGGGATCCGCCAATGTAATGGTCATCCGGAATAGGAGTAGTGCCTGTGGGAGTCGTAGTGGATCCCGCTAGAACACCGTCCACGTAAACGGAGATAGGTCGAGCGCCATTGAAGGCGTTTGATACCGCACTACCGTTAATGATGACGTGATGTGCATTGCCATCAAATAGCGTTCCTCTCGTCTTGTTGACGAGATAGCCGGTACTGATATGCCCCCAGCGGGTGTAAATGTAGTCGCCGTTAGCGTCGCCAAAACATGACACGAGGTGAGTACTAGCCCCGTCAGAGAAACGGGAAGCGGCGAATACGGCGTAATGGGCATTGTTAGCCGGGCGGGATCCGGAGGGAATGTTAAACCAGAATGACAACTGAAAGCCTGTATCCGACTGCCCCAAACCGCTTTTAACGTTCGGATTAGTCACCACATTGGGTTGCCCAGACATTTGAAATCGTGTTCCGTTAGTGCTAACCGCAGGGGCGCCAAATTGGATACACGTACCGTCATTAACGCCACCAACAAAACCGGTCACGCCAAACGTGACAGTAGATCCTCCGTCGGAGGAACTAAAGGTTCCTCCACCCCCTAGGCTGGAATTCCAGCCGTCATTGGCTCTAGTGGATCCTGCCGGATCATCGAACGGCATATAAGAAACTAGGTTGGGATCCGCCAAAACACCGGCCTTAACCGGGTTAGGGTAAACGGTATCCGAGAATATTCGGAAATCGTCGGAGGCGTAAACCTCCACCTCCTGATTCCCGTAAGGGGAATAGGTGGCCGAGGACCACTTTTCCGCATACCCGTTAAACACGGGCTCGGCACCATCACCGTAAGCATAATCCAGCGGATTAGTGTTGTAGGTGACATCCTGGATTTGGAGGCCCATTAGCTCAAAAGCGAAATCGTTAGAAACATTCTGCGATAGAACATGCTCCCCGAAAAAGAATGCAATACGGAAGTCATAGGAGCTGTAATCGGCCGGGACAACATGGGTTTGGTCAACCCTAAACCACGTACCATCCGTGGGAGTCCAGCTAACGTTACCCGCAACCCATCCATTACCGGTAGTGCGGTCCATTGCCTCCGCCCTCATGACTCCGGCGGGGGGAATGCCAACCGTGGTATCCGCCCTAACCCAATACCTGACACGATATGCGCGACCACCATAAATGGGGGTTTGGGCATACAGGTAATTTTGACCTACCTCGGTTCCGGTAACCGCATTAGCGGTTGCCTTGTTCATCTTAATGCGAAATGAGGTATTTCCGGCATCGGCCGTAGGGGGGCTAACTACGTTCTGGTAAGAGTACGTCCACCAGAGTTCCCCGGAGGGCCCTAGCGTCCGCTCATAGCGTCCGTTAGGCCCGTAGGCCTCTTCCCCCATGACGGGGGAAGCTATCCAGCGGGGAAGGATGTTACCGCCCATGACGGAGTGAACTGTTACCCGCCTATTCGGCGCAACCTTATTCTTGTATGCCGCATAGTATGAGTCATAAATGACGTAAGGGTCATTGTTGTTAAGGTGACATTCCTCAATAAGAAAGTTAGTTGCCGTGGTCCCGGTACGGTTAGTGAAACGCACCTTCACCGAATAGGAGTCGGCCGGAACCTCTGTAGTGAAAGTGTAGCTAGTCGCCGTGGTATCGCTATTAACGTCCGCATAGGCGAAAATAGGTATGGAATGGTTGAGACTGTTGTTAGCGTTGTAGAAGTCGAGATACGGGCGAATAGTTAGACTCGCATCGCTGGAAGAAAACTTCCTAAACTTGAAAGTACCCACTAGGCGAGTAGTGGGACTTACCGTGATAGTCGGCATAGTCACGAGGGAAAGACTCGTCCCTCCCATGGTGGGCATCGTAACCTTAAGGGTTGACTTACCCGTTGAGGGGAGAACGTAATTCGCGAGCGTCACACCATTGGACGCGGTAAACGCGCTAGTGACGGAGGGGTTAACGACGTTAGAGGCGTACAATTCGAATCCCGCCGCATTAATGCGGTCGGGGGTAAAACGTCCATCCGTATTATCCATTGTCATAGAGATGGTGCCCGTTTCGAACTGATCTAGCTGAGACGAACGTCCCCGGTTAGTATTGAAGGACTTAACCCACGGGGTCACGTCGGAATATGCGGGAGTGTCGCTAATCTCCGACTCGAAAGCGACCGCAGCATCTAGGGAAAGCCTTACATTACTTGCCATAGGGTTAGGGGACCGGCCCCGCCCCCAAAGGGGCTAAAGGCCGGTCTTACCTCCATTTCTCTTTCCGATACGGATAATCTCGTCACGTACATTGGTGGCAATAGCCTTAGCTAGGTCCCTTTCTGCCGTGACGTGTCCGGCAACGTGGACATGCACAATAGGTTGCGCAGCCTGCCATTGGTTGTGTCGGACATAGGCGCCATCGGATCCGGACGCGTTAGCGGCGGCTGTAGCGTTCTCCAGGGCGTGAGCCTTGTCCGCAGCCTTAGCCACCCCTTGCGCCTCATGTAGGGCCCCCGCAGCGACCGCGCGAGCGAAGGAGCCGCCGACTAGGCCAGCCTCGCGGATACGGCGCTGTACGGCGCCTAGGAAGCCATCCGCTGTAAAGTCACCAATCTTTGCCATGACACGGCTAGGCGACTTAATACCCAGGGCCTTACGGATAGCCTTTTCCATGGCCTTAGCAATGTCGAGCATCACTTTTTCAATGCTCTTCTTTTGCTTCTTTAGACCATTTACGAGACCCTTAGCCGC